TATGGCTCAGCATTTTTCTCCTCAGTCTCTTGTTGAAGCTTCTGGTGCAATGTTTGAGGAAGGTCTTGGGATAGACCTTGAGAGCGTTCAGGCACAGCAGGCAGCAATCTCTTCTGTGCCACCACAGACCCCGCCTATGTCGGGCAGTGCAAGTCCGATAATGGGTGGACCGCCCGGTGCACCTCCTGCGGCTCCCACACCGGCCCCGATGGGGGGTGCACCGGCACCAATGCCTGTGGGTGGGCCTCCTCGTCTACCTATGCCCCCTCCTGCTCCCATGGGTGGCAACGTTGTTCCGTTCCAACCACGCCCCGGAGCTATGCCCGGTGGCGGTGCCCCCGGCATGCCTGTCACAGCCCCGCCTGTCGCGCCGGGTCTGCCTATGCCTTTACCCCCTGATCCCATGCAAATCGCGCTGGGTGAGGCTGTAAAGCGCATTGACGCAGCCATTGGGCTGCTCCGCAATGAACGCTTGCGCGGCTTCAGGGTGGATATTGAGGTCGATTCCACGATTTTCAGCGATGCGGCTCAAGAAAAGGGTGATCGCACTGAATTTATCTCAGAAGTTACAAAATATCTTCAAACTTCTATGGCTATGTCAGCACAAGTTCCAGAAATTACTCCACTTTTGGGCAAATTATTGCAATTTGGTGTTCGTGGCTTCCGTGTTGGCCGCGACCTTGAGTCCACCATTGAAGAATTCTGTGATCAGGCGGTAAAAATTGCGAAACAGAAGCAAGCAGCGGCAGCCGCTCAACCAAATCCTGAACAAATCAAAGCGCAGGCTCAGGCTGTGCAAGCACAGGCTACCTCGCAGGCAGCAACTGTGCGCGCTCAAGCAGATATCCAGAAGTCTAACAACGATATTCAGACTTCACAGCAAGATGCTGCCTCTCAACAGCAACAGGCACAGGCTGAGGTAGCTCGTCAAGCGCTTGAGATGCAGGGTGAGCAACAGAATAGCCAAGCTGACATGATGATGAAGCAAATGGAAGTCAGAATGCGTCAAATGGAACTTGAACTGGAGAAAATGCGCCTTGAGTCTGAGAACAAACAGATGGAATCTGATCAACGTATTGCCAAGTCTGATGAAAAGATTGCACAGACACAAGCAAAGGCAGCAGTGCAAGCTGCAAAAGTGAAACCAACTAATCCATCGAGTATGGACGGAGCAGCATAATGCCTACTTTTGTGTATCGTAATGGCAAGATCATCGATAAACGTGACGCGCCCCCAAGGGAGGGAGTTCATGGTTCAGCGAATTATGTCATCAGTGATGAAATGGCTCCGACACGTCATATGGCCGATGGCAAATACTACACCAGCAAAGTCAAATTCAGACAAGCCACTCGTGCAGCCGGTTGCGTTGAAGTCGGTAACGAAACGAAGACCGTTCTGACACCACGCAAGCCCATTGAACTTGACAGAGGGGCTCGACGGGAGGCTATCCAACGTACTATCCACGAACTTAGAAATAAGCGTTAACTTAAACGGCTCGCACAAGCTGGCCATAGCAAGGAGTAAGTTCTATGTTGCGTAACTTCTCGAAGCACTTCAATGAGACTGTGTTCCGTGGCCCTGATACTGAAGGTGCTGGTGGTGGCGTGGAACCTGCTGATGTTCTTGATGATGTTGGCACTGATGATGCTGGCACCGATAATGATCCTGACGACAACGTCAGTGAGCCAGCAGAAGGCGAAGGCACGGAAAAACTTTCAGTCCGTGAACAACTCAAAAAATCAATTGCGGAAGTAAATGCGGCTGAAAAGCCCCCAACAAAGCGTGCCAAATCAGGACGTCCTGCTGACAAGCAAGCTGCGACACCGGCACCAGAAGGTGGTGAGCCCGCTCCAGCGCCAACAACTTCCGCTATTGCCGCACCAGAATCTTTGAGCAAGGAAGCTAAGGCTGTTTGGGATAATGCTCCGCCTGAAATTCAGGCTGCCTTTATCAAGCGTGAGCAAGATATGGCTCGTGGTGTAGAAGAGCTCAAGCAGAAATATACCCTGATTGATCAGGCGATTGCTCCGCATACCGATGCATTACGGCAAATGAATGCCACCCCTCAGGAAGCAGTGAACCGCATGTTCCTGTGGTTCAAGGCGTTGGCAGGCAAGCCGGTGGATTCTTTCCCGGCTCTTGCCCAATCCATGGGTGTTGATTGGAAACAACTTGTTGCGGCCACTTCTGGACAAGCCACTGCCCCGGCACCAGATGGCACTTCACAGACAGGTGCCCCTGAGATACCAGAGCCGGTTAGGCAGTACGTCGGCCAGCTTGAACAGCAAGTGCAGCGTCTTATGCAACATGTTCAGCAGGTGGATGGACGTTTTGGTTCCATGGAACAGTCTGTTCAACAGCAGAACATGGCGCGTACCACGGAAAATCTTAACATTTGGTCAAAGGACAAGCCTTACTTTAATGAGGTTCGTCAGGAAATGGCCCGTCTTCTTGAGACTGGGATGGTTCCACTTATGCCAGATGGACAAGTAGACCTCGACACTGCCTACGAACGTGCTATCTATTTCAACCCAGAGGTTCGGGGTAAGGTGCTTGCTGAACAACAGCAGGCCAACCAGAAGGTCCAACAGCAGACTGCGGAAGCGGCTACAACCGCAACACAGGCGCAAGTTGGACGAGCCAAAAAGGCCAGTGTTTCAATTCCGGCATCAGGTACCCCCGGCGCAGGCCAAGGTGTTGGTGTTGCGAAAAAGAAACCCGGTGAGAAATTGAGTGTTCGCGAATCTCTTAAAGCCGCTATGGCTGAGTTGCGCGACCAATAAGTGTAGAAGTTACGACGTGCCATAATATGAAAGCTGCGGCCTCTCACAAGTGGCCTCAGCCTCATCCTTAGGCGGTGACATTAGGTTGAGCGTTTGCGTACTAGATTCAACCCCATGATCCACGGAGCCTATAATGGCATTTCCAAATCTTTCGGAAATTGTCACTACGACCCTGCGTAACCGCACCGGCGAACTGGCGGACAACATGTCCCGCAACAACGCCGCACTGCTTCGCTTGAGTCGTCGTGGCAATGTAAAGACCTTCAGCGGTGGCCGTACCATCGTCCAAGAGCTGAATTATGCTGATAACCAGACCTACCAATGGTACTCGGGATATCAGACACTGAACATCGCACCGAGCCAAGTGTTCTCGGCTGCTGAATACCCAATTCGTCAAGCGGCTGTTGCCGTTTCCATCAGCGGTCTGGAAGAGCTCCAGAACTCCGGTGAGGAAGCAATCATCGACCTGCTTGAGTCGCGTATCATGAACGCTGAAGACACCTTCATGAACGGCCTCTCTCAGGGCATCTACGGTGATGGCTCTGTTACTGGTTCGGTTGGCGGCCTTCAGCTCCTTGTTGCGGCTTCCCCCGGTTCGGGCGTAGTTGGCGGCATTGACCGTTCACAGTGGACCTTCTGGCAGAACCAAGTTTGGTCGGCTGCTACCAACGGCAACACTGTGCTTTCCTCGGCTACCATCATGCAGCAGATGGACGCTCTGTGGGTACAACTGATCCGTGGCCGGGACTACCCGGACCTGATCATCGCTGACAATACCACCTATCGCTATTACCTGAATGCTCTTCAGGCAATCCAGCGTATTCAGGTGGAAAATGGCGCTCCGGATATGGCAGAGGCTGGCTTCCAGTCACTGAAGTACCTGAATGCCGACGTGGTGCTGGATGGTGGCTTCCAAGGTTTTGCTTCGGACCCTCTGCCCCCACAGGTTTCCACCAGCAGCTCGGCAGTTGGTGGTGCTCCTTCGACCACAATGTACTTCCTCAATACCAAGTACATCATGTGGCGTCCGCATGCCCGCCGTAACATGGTTCCTCTTGATCCTGACCGTTTCTCGGTCAACCAAGATGCCATGGTTCGCTTGATTGGTTGGGCGGGGAATATGACTTTGTCCAACGCCTTCCTTCAGGGCGTCCTGACTGCCTGAGTTCTCTGGCGTATGCGTTTTCCTCCCTAGACTTTTGGGGGCTGTGTAAAAGCAGCCCCCACCTTTTAGGAGTGTACTGTGGCACATGCTTATGCGATGTTGATGTTGTATGCAGCAGCTTATGGACCAGCAGACTTTGATACCCGGTTTGGTCACTGGGAATCGCTTAGACCAAGATGT